GAGCAGCATCACGCGCAGCTTGTCTTTCTGCAATTACCCGTTGACGCTGAAGTTCGTCCAGACCAACATTTTCTGCGGCTTCACCAACAAGACTTGGCCCCGTATCCCCGGCAAAAGCAACAATACCACCATGCGCGCCGTATGCAGTTTCGCTACCCAAGTTATCTAGAACCGGTGCGGGCATACCAGCCAACCCCGCCGCTTTCGACGCTACATCTTGAGCTACAGTACTTGTCGGCATTTGAGCAGGTTGTTGGCGTTCTTGTGCTACTACCATCTGGTTTGCTTTTATCAACGCAAGCAGTTCGGGAGACAATCCAGCCGGGGGGTTATCAGACAAAAAAGTTTCTTGCGGATTCGGCGCTCTATCCATATGGTCGGTCAAGTACGCAGCCGCAATCCCCGGAGAAGTTTTTACATCCCCACCACTAGCGTACCCCTTAACCTCACCACCCTCTTTGAACAAGCCAGATTTGCTCAAAGCACCAATACCCATACCCAACTGCCCGAGACCCGCAATGTTACTCCACATGCTGGGTTGTGCTTGATACTGCTGCTGTGTCGTAATACCCCCGGTCGGAGTGCCGTGCAGGATGTCCGACATGAACGCCAGTTGTTGGTAGGGGTAGTTTTGGCGGTTCAAATAATCTTGATACTGATTCGTCAACCCTTGTTGCTCCATCGCTTGTTGTTGGGCACCGGCTTGTTGTTGTGCGGCGTTAATTCCCATCTGTTGGCCGTATTGCTGTTGACCAAGTTGCCCCAACGCTTGCGCCGCATTCAAAGCTTGACCGTAACCCTGAAGACCAAGATTCGCGCCAAACTGTTGCGCTTGTTGAGCCGCGTTAAACGCATTTTGACTTCCCGTTGCTTGAATACCGGCGAGTTGGTTCTGGAGATTTCTTTGCGCCTCCGATTCAACCAACGCCTGACGGCTACCACCAAATGCGCCAGACTGAGCAGCCCTTGCCCCCAAACCCGGTAGTGCGCGGCTATAGTCCATGACGGCTTGTTGTTTTTGCCAGTCAACGACGTTCTGGTAAGGAGACATAAAAGCTTGCATAGCAGCAGGGTCTGTTGCCATGTTCATATAACTCTGACCAGCCCCCATACTGCCCAACCCCGCCAGCCCAGCCAAACCAGTAGCCTGCCCTGTTTGCGGCGATACCTGCATACCGGAAATATTTTGGAATGCTTGCTGTTGCATTGGCGTAAAGCCAGCCAGACGTTGACCCGAATAGGTTTGGTATGGGTTTTGGTTATCATCGGTCAGCGCCTGAGCTTTACCAAGAAGTTCTTCCGAATAGGATTGCGCCCATGCCGGAAGATTGGTTTGTTGTACAGTCTGCGTAGTAGGTTGTTGCTGCTGTTGGCCCCCGCCACCACCGCCAACATAAAGACGGAATGCCGCGCCCGTAAGGAGATCAAGAAGTTTTTTAATCATAGTTTGATTCCTACAATTCTGTATTTTTCGGTGAAGCCAAAGTTCTGTTTAAATAGCCGCGCAACCGATTCCCGCACAGCCCCTTCGATTTCCGTAGCACCTCTTGCGACTACCAGAGCTTTCAACTGCTCCAACACTTCCGGCGTCGTTATAAACTTGCCGCTAACTGAAGTCACAAACGCAACCCGCGCATTAGGCCGATTGAAAAAACTGATTGTTCCGGCACCTTGAAGCCCACTGTCATCTGACAAAGTAACCAATAACCACATGCCTTGCGTTACATACGTCTTGATCTGGTCAACCGTGTAGTCATCGCAGTAATCTACAGCTTCCGTAATAAACGGTTCAATCAACGGCCACAAACGATTAACCCACTCTAGCGGGACGGCTTCTACTTTCATGCAGGCATGAACTTCTCAGGATTGATCTGACGACCCTGTTTCTTGTTCCCAGTCCTTGCCATACGCACCTTGTCCATCATTGCATAAAGACGCTTGGCACCCGCATCAGTTGAACCGTTACCCAAGTGGCTAACCACGTCAGCCGGAACTACAAATTCGCCCTGAGCCAGTGCAGCACGTTGGGGTTTGGCACCTTTGATAACAGCAGGGATCGAATCCGACATGCCATCCCCCGGCCCCTGAAGCAGTTTGCCACCAGCGGCGTATTCGTTAAGAGAGGCGATGCCACCTTGAGCGTAGTTTAACTGGGCGGCTTTGTTAGACGCTTCTAAAATTCTTTTGATTGCATCGAGTTCTGTAGAAGGCATTCCGTACGGCCCCTCTCCAGTATCCTCACCTACATACCGTCTACGACTTACGCTTCCACCCCCAGCAGCCCTCATTACGTCACCTTGCGGATTGATCCGTGCGTCGTAATCCGTAACTACAGGGGTAGACATTGGTGTTGCAGTCGATTGCGCATAGAAATCAGTTTTATCCTGAATATGCGCCTGTGGGTAGGTTCCCGGAACTTCGCCGCCATTAGCGGCGTAATAAGTGTACGGCATAGCCGGGGCGGTTTCGTATTTACGCGTCTGCGGGTTCCATGTATAGCGCGGAGCATACCCAGTTTTAGCTTCAGGGCCGGGTGCGGCAGTTTGTCCGGGGGCCATCATACCTGCTAAACCAAGACCGGTAGCGCCAATATATTTGAGATTGTCTTTGGCGAACTGCATGGGTTGATCTGTAAGAACCCCTAAACCCGCACCCATTTTTTCAGTCCACGGGAGCGCATTATTTTTTGTAGTGATGTCGCTTACTTGTTGACCGAACTTTTCGTTAATTGCTGGTATATTAGGTGGCCCCGATTCCGCCGCCAACATCGCGGCCTCTTCCGGCTTAACAAGCGACTCCATAGCTTGTTTATTTAGCGCATTCACACCTTCCGATTCTAACGCTCCACCCAGCCCGCTCAACCCATACCCCAACACACCGCTCATCAACGCTTGCTGCGGACTACCCCCGCCAACATAAGTGCCCAAACCTGAGCCAATTGCCGCACCCAACGGGCCACCAACCATACCGCCAAGAAGTCCGCCACCAACCGACAAAATAGAATCTAGAAGCCCGGCCTCTACCAGCCCGGTTGTGGGATTGATAGTCAGCGAACCGCCGTGAGCCAGCGCCAAGGATTGCAGCCCGTGAACTTCTTTAGGCGTCATGTGGACAAGAACGGAATCGTTTCCACGTCCTTGATCTTGAAGAGTTTTTGCTAGGGATTGCAGGCTCATAGGTGCCTCGCCTCAGAATTTAGTCAATAATATCATGCAGGTAGTGCAGAGACAAACGAAAGGGTCATGACGACGGAGGGGATTGCTGACATTGCAAAGGGGCTGGTCTGTGCGGCGTAGGCTTCCATGTAGATAGTGGGGCTTGCGGTGCTACTTGAAACAGCCGCCCATAACTCTATGTAATCTTTCGCTAATAACTGAACATAAAAGTTACATCCCCCAATTAAGTAGCCATCACTTGAACCGTGACTTCCGGGGACATCAAACTTACTCCCAGTACCAGCTAAGTTTGTGCCATTTTTCTTAAACCACACGTATGCTGTTTGGGTGTTTGTGTTTGTATTTGCAAATTGAATACTAAATTGCAGGTTATAAATCCCATCGTATTCAACATGTAGCCCATCAGTTCCGTCAAGCGTAATTCCGTTTAAATAGTCTACTTGATTACATGTAATAAGCGCCGCAGTATCTTTAGCAGAAAATGTATAGTCCGTAGTCCGTTGTACCGCCCCATACGGAAACCGAACGTATTTCCCTCCACCAGTGCCAGTCCCCGTTAACAAACCGACCGTGTTATCAAGCTCGTTAAAATACAAACGCAATGCGTTGTTAAGCTGATCCTGATATGTTTGGCTATACTCAACCGGCCCAATCGGAAGGTTAGGAGCTTTAGGGGGGCGAAGCGTATTAGCTGGAATTGCCACCTACCGCCTCCCATCAGGACGGATATCAATTCTCACCGTACCCAATTGCCACGTAGTCCCAAGTGCTGTCGAATCTACTTTAAACGCCATCTGACGACCGCGAATCCGCGTATAAACCTGACCCGTAAATTGCTGCACGTTGTAGGTGCGGGTTAGTGCATAGTTGTTGCCACTAGTGACCGCAGGGGTGTCGGCTGAACCGTACTGGGTTCCTGAGTTTTGGCGGGGACGAACCGTGATCGTGATCTGCGGAGCCACAGAATCTGATCCGTCAAACGTAACGTCTGGCAGCATACGCCACACAAACCCAAAGTTGTGACCATCCCCGATATCAAAGTCGGACGACTGAATATACGCTTCAATCGGTTGCAGGGTAGGCAGTGAACCATCATCCACGCCGTATTCATGAAACATGACTTGGTTAGGTGCTTTGTAGGTGACGGCGGCGTATTGAGTATGTGTATCCGCAAGCGTTCCATTTACCCCACGAACACAGTTAACCAGCGTATTACCATCGTTTGCATCGTGCGCGGCGTAGGTGATTTCTTCTGAGTCAATCGTAATCGTGCCGCTTGCAGGGTAGGTGTAGCCGTTAAGCAGGGTAATGGTTGTCTGCGTTGTGGTAGAGATAGCGGTTGCAAGGTAAGAATTCTGCACACTAAACGCACCCATCGGGTATTGACGAAGCGCCGAATCAAGCCAAGCCGTGCGGTTTATCGTGCCGTAATACCAGACCCGTTCAAGGTGGTTGTAGATAACATATTTGTTATTAACGGTGCTGCCGCTGGAGGGGTAAAACCACCAGACTTCGTTGTAGCCTTCGTTGGTTCCTGATTGGATTTGGAAGGCTTGGTCGAGGTTAATATCATCAAAGACATATTGACGAAGGGTGCAGGGGAGCGTTTCAACCCGGCCTGAGTAGCTGTAGAACTTATCAACACCCATCCAGTAGGTGACGTTATTGACCGACGACATGGCATTCGGGGAGATGATGGAGATGTTATCCATCAAAAGGTTAAACCCCCAGACATACGGAGGCCCAAGATACTGCATGGTGTAGAGCGCCGAATCTGTCCAAATCAGAATCTCTTGACGTGCGGTACGCCCCGCAACAATAGTAGACCCACCAGATAGCCGGTATTCCCCCGCTTGATTTGTTGTGGACGGCGTCCAGTTAGTAGCGCTCTCTTGATCAGACCACCGAACAATCATCGGGTCAAAAGTAGTGCCACCGTACGGGTTTGACCCCAGCGCAATAACAAACCGCTGCACATCCGACGTAATAATGCCAAACGTAATTAGTGGCACGTTAGAAGCCCCGCTTCTGGAAGACAACAATACCGCAGGGTTAAATGTTGAAGTAGACGCAGGGGCTTCCCAGTAATAAATAGCGCCGCCGCGAGGCGCTAGAACCAAGTCCTGCCCAAAATTATCCGCAGACCACAAGCGAAGTTGTTGACCGACACCTACACTAGCAGAAGCCCCCCAACCACGCGTGTCCCCGGCAACCTTATACTGGACTACGACAGTGCCACCCGAATTCGTAGTAGAGGTTGTTACAGAAACTTGACCGCCAATATTTGTAGATATTGTGTACTGGTTCGCTCCAGTAACTGTTATTGGGAATGCTTTTTGTAATAGGGTTCTGTTGATTCCACAGGGATTCGCTGAAATGCTTGAGAAGTACACATAGTCCCCTGTCGCCAGCCCGTGAGCCGTCTGAGCCACTATAAGTGTTGAAACTCCAACCCCAGAAGCTGTAAACGGGTCACTCAAAGTTGCAGTTTGTGTTTGCGGCCACGACCCCGCACCCCAACCGTTACCAGTCGTATAGGTGGCACCCCCAGCAGGGATTTGATAAGTATATGCAACCGCAGCCCCGCCCCCCGACCCTGTGCCGGAAGCAGTAGTCGAGCTAATAATAGTGTAGCTGTTACCGTCAATTGCAGTAATAACTTCGTATGAGCCGTTCAGGGTAACCCCATTAAACGTCGAAGCTCCAGAAAACGTAGCCCACGTCCCAGCCGACATACCATGCGCAATTGAACTAACAGTAACTAGCTTAGAGTTAAAGGTAGTTGTAAAAGGATTTGACCCAAGAGTACCGCTGGAAAGGGTTGGTGTTACGTCGTTATACGCGCCACCAGATTCGATGTAGTATTTTTGATTAGTTCCAACACCATTGAGATTTGAAAAAGCAAGGGTGACCCAATTCCACATATCACGGGCTACACCTTTAAACGTGCTTGCAGCGCCAGCAGACGATAATGCAGCCAGATTAATCCAGCCGCCAATCTTTTCAGGAAACCCTGAGCGAAACCTTACTTTCTCGGATTCATACCAGCCGCCTTCGTTGGCGTAGGTAGTGGCTTCCCGGTTTACGCCGGGGCGAAACTGTAGTTTCTGTAGCGGCATCTAGGTCACCATCTGTTCAGCAGTCTTTTGCACCGATTGTACGCGGCTCAACCAACCCTTCAAAAACTTCTCTTGGTCAGGCTTAGACGCCACGATAGCCTTGTAGAACGATTCTTTATACTGGCTCATTTTGTGGATCAGGACTTTAGGTTCATCCTTCAGGGAAGCCAACGCCGCCAGAGTCGCAGGGCCAATAGCACCATCTGCGTTTACGCCGACAACCGTTTGCAGCATCTTGGCTCCACGCCCAACCCCGCCATTAACCGCCAGATCAAACACCATGTAATCCACCCCGGAAGGCAAGGAATCGCACTTGCATTTATCCCAGTATTCGGTCTTGTAGAAGGGCTTCACAACATCCGGCGTCAGCGCCTTCATTTCCCCATCCTGCACAGGGCGCTTGATATACGCAGCCCATGCCGCTTTAGTAACGCCAAGATTGGTTTCCCCGCCGTGGTCGTGCGGATCGTTGACATACCCGCCCTCGGACTTCAAAACCTCGGCAAACGACTTATCCCAATTCTCAATCATTTTTAGCCTCGCCAACCTTAATGCCGGTA